TTTGAATAGAAAAATGTTTTTGGACCCGGAAGGTCCCGTAACCATTCAACGATTTGAAGAAGTAAAATACAAAAAAATTGCAGACTTTGAAACTACTGCACGTGGTTTCTTCTGGGTCCCAGAAGAAGTATCATTAACAAAAGATGCTAATGATTTCAAAGAAGCAAGTGACGCAGTAAAACATATCTTTACTAGTAATTTGTTAAGACAGACCGCATTAGACAGTTTACAAGGTCGTGCACCTAGTCAAGTGTTCACACCGGTAGTGTCATTACCTGAACTAGAAGCGTTGATTTATAATTGGAGTTTCTTTGAGACTAACATTCATAGCCGTAGTTATAGTCACATCATTCGTAACATCTATAATGTACCTAAAGAAGTATTCAATACTATCCATGACACTAATGAGATTGTATCAATGGCTAGTAGTGTTGGTAAATATTACGATGATCTACATAGATTGAATTGCTTAAAAGAAATCAATGACTCAACAAAAGAATGTGTATTAGAGCCAGCACACATTAAAGCAATTTGGTTAGCACTCAATGCCAGTTATGCATTAGAAGCATTTAGATTCATGGTAAGTTTTGCAACTAGCCTTGCAATGGTCGAAAATAAGATTTTTATCGGTAACGGTAACATCATCAGTTTGATTTTGCAAGACGAACTATTACACAAAGAATGGACTGCTTGGATGATCAATCAAGTAGTCAAAGAAGATCCACGATTTGCAAAAGCAAAACAAGAGTGTGAACAAGAAGTATACTCTATGTACTTGGATGTCATACGTGAAGAGAAGGAATGGGCTGACTATCTATTCAAGAAAGGATCAGTCATAGGCCTGAATGCGAATATCTTAAAAGATTTTGTCGATTATACTGCGGCAAGCGCATTAAAAGATATTGGTATCAAGTATCAAAATCCTGCTCCTAAGAGTACTCCTATACCATGGTTCAATAAACATAGCGAAACTAGCAAGAAGCAGACTGCACTACAAGAAAGCGAAAGCACCAATTACGTCATAGGTGTCATGAGCGATCAATTAAATTACGACGACCTTCCGTCACTATAACTATAATAAAGGAGAATGAATATGAAGGCCCTTATATGGACTAAAGACCACTGCCCTTATTGTGTTCAAGCCAAAGCATTGCTTACACAAAAAGGGATAGAGATTGAAGAACGTAAGATTGGACATAGTTGGACAAAAGAACAACTATTAGAAAGCGTACCCACAGCACGAACAGTACCACAGATTTTCTTAGGTGAGGAATATGTAGGTGGGTTCGATGACCTTAAAAAGAGATTTGAACAGGAGAAATAAATGAATCTTAAGACAGATGAGACATACACATTTAAATTAAATAGCGGCGAAGAGTTAGTCGCTAAAGTAACACAAGTCAACGATAACTATGTATTGCTAGACACCCCGGTCTCTATAGCCCCGAGTCCGCAAGGAATGGGATTGATGCCTAGTTTGTTCACTAACGACCAGCGTGGAAAAGTCAGACTAAATACTAGTAGCGTTTCATTGGTCGCGGATACTGAGGAATCAGTTAAGTTGAAATACCTCGAAGCGACTACAGGTATACAAGTACCTAGCAAGAAAATGATATTAGGATAAAACATGCCACAATTGAGTCGTAAGGGTGATAAAAATACTACAGGCGGTAAGATAGTTCGCGGCGCAAGTACTGTGTTTTGCAATAATATTCCTGTAGGTTTACATTCAAGCGACATCACACCGCATGAGCCTAAGAAAAATAAGAAGCCACACAATTCTGCAAAAACGACAGAGGGTAGTCCTACTGTATTTGCAGATGGAGATCCTGTATTAAGAGTAGGTAGTGGCAACACTTGCGGTCATAAGATAGTAGAAGGTAGCGACAACGTGTTTGTCGAATAATACATGGCCGATACAGGAAAGCAAAGTCCCTTAGGAGTTAATGTTTATGGCTCAATATTAGCCGGCCATGATATTGCCACACCAAATGATAATACATTTCACATTAATCCTATAGCAGAAAGTTATTTCGGTAAAAGTATAAACAATGCTGAGTATGATCCAGGTAAAATCGTCAACGATACTTGCCTAAAGTGGGTAACATATGCATTGAAAGAAGCATGGGCTAGAACAGACCTACCTCCCTCAGGTCCCGGAGAAATAACAAATGCTACTTATGATGCTATGTTGAACATAGGACAAAGTCGTATAGCGGCATTAGGTAATAGTAAACCTCCTACATATCAGGTTGATGACCCTAGCGGTGTATGGACGAAATTCGGCGGACCTGCAAATACAGGTTTCGCTATTCCAGGAAACGTTGATCACGGACAACAAGCAAGTTGGGATCCATGGGACAGCGGAGATCCTGCAGGAACCAATCCTAATAGCGAAGTTACTAAGTGGGGTTGGGTCCGTGCTATGGCATTACAAGCCTATAACGAATTTTATTTCAACGCAGAAATATACGAAACCACAATTGGTCCATCAATTGTGTACACAATTGATGATAATCCAAGTTATAAAGATTTTACAGATTCATTACTTCAAGCGGATGGTTTTGTAAATTATAGTAACAAAGCATTATTTGCAGTTCAAGATTCTTTCACATTTTTGCAAGGTACGTATAGTAATCAAGATGATCTTGCTAGCGCAGATATAACAGGAGTGAGTTTATCTGCTAGAGCATTCGGACAAGATTTAATCAATTTAGGCAAAGCAATAAATCTTCAATATATTAAGAATTTTGGATTACCTTCAAACTTGTTAAAGATATTAAATAATAATAACGCTATTACCCAATCGGTTGCGTTAGCGTGTCTAGCCTCAGGATTATCTCAACAAGAAATCACTGAAATAGCCACCGGCAACGTAACACCTACTACATTACAAGAACAAAAACTTTACGGAGCGTTCTTAGTAATAGTAGGTGATGATTTAAATACAATATTACAAATATTAAATTGCACTACCAAAAATGTCGTTAGTCTCGCTGATTTACTAAGTATTAAAAAATTGTTCCCTTTAAGTTACAGAACATTAACGGTACCAATATATAATACTTCTCCCGGACCTACTAATTCAAAAACTTATTATTTACTTTTCATCAATGATGAATTGAATCCACAGTTAGTAAGTCCTAAGATCAAAGAAATAATAGGTACTATAGTACCTCCTGCAAGTCCCCCAGTTGAACTTCCTCCTCCACCACAGCCACCGAAAAACCCTCCACCACCACCGCCCCCGCCCCCGCCTCCTCCACCACCTGACGTGCCGGTACCAAATCCACCAGTCGGTGGTGGTGGTGGATGTGTAACATTAGAGAGTTTTATACCTTGCGTAGAATTGATACAGAAGCACAACGGCAGAGATATAACGAATGCTTGGCAATTAGAACCAGGTATGACTATAAGTTTAGGTACAGACAAATTACAAACTACAGAGGGTAAAGTAGTCAAGGCATTGAACGACTTACAGCCTTGTGTTAGAGTGAATACTATAGACGGCATATCTTTGGTATGCTCAACGACAGCACCTATATTCACTAAAGAAAAAGGCTATACATTAGCACCTGATCTCATGGATAAGCATGTTGCTGTTATGAAAGAAGGTAAATCATGGTTCAGCAAAGTCACATCTATCGTTGATGTAGGACATAGATTTGTTAGAGTTATCGACACAGGAAACAATAGTTTCTGGGCAGGAGAAAAAGAAGGCGAATATATACTACACCACAATGCGATAGTGAAAGAAAATAATCAGATAGACAAGAGTTAATATGGCAGACGAACTAAATTTTCAATTACCAGAATCAGGCTTTGATTCATATCTAGCAGGTATCATCCCTGAAGATCAAGCCGTTTTGGCGGGCGCATTTAGTGTAGCCATGCAACAGATAAGAAATATACAGGCTGTTGATATTCAAAAATTTGCTCAAGTTGCCTACAACATCGAAAGCATGGCAGGGTTGCCCTTCGTTAATGGAACCGACATCCCTACAAATCTTCAACTTGCTACATTTGCTAAATCTAAGACAGCGTTAGGTGCCGGCATATACGGCACCTATACCATGAGTAACTTCTTTGGTTGTATGAGCGGATTACCTTACCCACTCAAAGCAATTTATGATGGTATCAAGCAATTAGAAACAGAAAACCTAAAAACGATTTATCAAAATTTATATCTAGCAGTAACTTGGTTACCTGCCTCGATCGGAGTGACAGTAGGTGGTAGTCCAGGCGCGTATACAGTAGCAGTTTCTATACCAAGCCCCGGGATAGGGGGAGGTTATGGAAGAGAAAACTCAGGTGCTCCTTCAGTCACAGTCATTGGCGCGACAGGGATCACAGCGCAAGCGATCATTGGAACCAATCCTAACGATCTCAATACATTTGGTAAATTAGTCAATATATTGTTTACAGGCACAAGTTCCACATTACCGACCGGTACTCTTACTATCGCACAGCCAACTACTATCTATGGTAGTTCTGGTTGGAGTCCAGGTATGAATACTGCTATTCAACATTATGTGGATGCGGCTGATATAGAGATACAATCAATAAAAACAGTATCCACAAGCAACTTCACAACAGCCACAATTTTAAATACTAATTGGGATATAACCGGAACTGCGCTTAAGCAAGAACAACGTGCAAGACATAATGCTATTCCTCCTGTTACTATTCCTTATGACTATTGGGCTTCATTATATCCTACATCACTTATAGTTTTTACTGATAGTATACCTCAACTTGCATTACAAACAGAACCGCATATGACAGCGCAAACATTAGAGCATATATCTAATATGAAAAATACAGGCGGTCAAAGTGTAGTTGGATTGATGCGACAAGAACGTAATCAAGTAAGACTGAATGAAATAGGAATAGAATTAGATAATAATTTACCGTCGGCATTAAGCGAACAACAAGAAAAAATGTTATTGTCTAACGGCACATTGCCCGGAGCAGTAGAAGGAATACCGTCATGCAATGGATCTGGAACAGATTATACTACTCCTTCTAATCCTGCAACAGAGATAGCAGTAGACGGAAATCCCTGCAACGGAGATGTTATTACAAGAGAAGAATCCCCTAAACCGGTTGCAATGTTTGATACAAACATACAAGCGTTACGTCAAGTCTCGGCTGTAGCAGAACCGAGCATAGCACCGATTATTGATAATTGTATTTTAGGACCCAATGGAAACGGCACTGGCCCAGTAATACTCGTTGAAGGAAAACTCCCTCCAGGAGCACCTCCCCCGACCGACCCTTGCGGACTTGAACCGCCGCCCGAACTTGTATTCACCCCAAATGCTGATAATAATAATCAAGTCCCGAACATACTGATACGTGTACCTATAGGAGAAA